CGCGGCGATGAGCGTCGGGTCGCGCCCCTCCCGATATGGCAACCTCGCCCTGGTATCGCGCAGCATCAGTCGTCCCGTCCTCGTTGGTCGATCCAGCCCAACGTGGCTGCGTACAGGGTGACGTTGGCGTCAGAAACCGACAAGCGACTACGCACTTGAGCTGCGGTGCTGGTTCTCGTCTTGATGGTCCCGAAGGCGGAAGTGTTCGTTCCGGTTGCAACCGTCATCAGGTCCATGCCCTGCCCGAGGGGTGCGGCGGTGGACAACGGCGCTTCGTCGTTCTTGTCCAGTTCGCTGATATAGACCGTCGGTTGGGTTCCGGCCCAGGCCTGGACGTAGGCCCAGTTCGCCAGGGCCCAGACCTGGATCCCGGTCGGAACCGAAAGCGTGCGCGCCACCGCACCCGTCCCTGGGTTGGCCGCGCTCACATCGAGAACACTCGTCTTGCGCAGGAATTCTTCGCCCAGTTGGGTGAAGGCGACGATCGATCCGCCCTCGCGCAGGATGGACCCGATGCGTCTTTTCTCGGTATAGGCCGCGTTCGTGTTCGTGGCGATGTTCGCCCCGGTCGCGCTTGAATCATAGGCAACGTCGATCACGCCGGTATCGGGGCGCTTGATGACGAAAACGTGGTAAGTGCCGTTGGCGATTGCCACGCCGGTCGCTCGGCCGCCCTGATTCGTTCCAACCGCCCAGGCGACGTCCAGCTGCTTCGTCATCGTGGCGGCGAGCAAGATGTTGTCGGTGTTGGCAAGCGATCGGCACGAGCCAGCGGCGACGTCGATGTCGTTGACCGCGTCGCCTCCGTTGGCCATCCCGTAGCCGGCGAGATACGAGCGCGGCAGCGGAAAGTCGTTCATGAGCAGGCGTCGATAGCGGAGTGCTGCCTCCGAGTAAACGTGGATCCAGTCCGTCGTCCTGACGGGCTGGTTTTCCTGGATCTTGCTCCGGAAGAAATCTCCGATGATGTTCAGGTTGACGCCGTCGTAGAGCAGGAATGTCTGGACACCGGCAATCAGTTCGCCGCCGTGGCAGGCCGCTCCTGATGCGAATACGTTCTTCGCCGCCAGCGCGCCGCCTCCGCTCGGGGTGATCGTCAAGTTGGTCGGACCGGTGTTCGTGACACTCGGGGTGTACGGGAAGATGTCGTTCGTGCCGAATGCCGTGTAGGAACTCGGTGCCCCGGCCGTTTGCGCGTTCGCCGTGCCGGCGGCGCCGGTGAGGGAGACCACACCGAAGGCAGCGGCTGCTGCTGCTTTTGTGATCTGCCCCGTGCCGCCCTGGGCGATGGCAAGCGGCAGCGTGAGCGGCGAGCTCGGGCTGACGACGGAGAAGGAGAGCGCGGTGGTGCCGATCGTGATCGGATCGGCGGTGGTGAGCGTGTAGAAAAGCCCCGCGCTTACCGTGCCGTTCGTGATGTAGAAGAACGTGCCCTTGACGACGTCCAGGGCCCCGTCGAAGTCCTTCGCGCGGCTCCAGGCGCCGCTATCGACCACGTAGATGCCGTTGTCGACCCCGCTCGCCTGGTTCTTGACGAGGCATCGATCCCCGGCCACGAGGGCCACGCCGTCCACGGTCTGCTCGCCGGTGAGCACGAGCACGCCGGTGCTCGCGGCCTTGACCGGGATCTTGATTGCGGCTCCGCCGACCACTCCCAGCAGACGATCATCTTGGGCCATGCGCTCTCCTGTCTCCTCGCCGGCCTGCGACGGCATTGTAATAGACCTCGGCGCCCACCGCTTTCCCGAGCGCGGCTAGACCGCGAGGAGGAGGAGGTTCGGTTTCGCCACTTCGGTTGGCGATGGGCGCTCCGGTTTTCTGCTCTGTCATTGGCCTTCCTGCGCTGGTGCCAGCTCGGCCTGCATCTTTTCGGTAATGCTCTGGAGATAGGCAACGCGCTTCTCGGGCGGTAGCGCCGCGGCTGCCGCGACCTGGTGCGAGGCCGAGAGCACCCTCGAGAAAATGCGCCGCTTCACGAGGTCCGGGATGTCGTCATACCCTGGCGAACTCACGATGTTCCCCAGAATCTCGTGCGCCATCTTGCCGCCCACCTTCGCGAAGGTGTCCTGCTCCTCGGGGGTGAACTCGACGTCGCCGATCTTCCCGGTGCCCTTGCCCACGTGCGTCTTTTTCGGCGTGGCTGCCATGCTGATGTCGAGCCGCGCGGCCTCGAGGCGCACCTTATCGTCGCTGATCTTCTGCTCGCGAACGGGCAGCACCGCGCCCATGCGCTCCTTCGTCTGCACCGCTTCCCCGAGCCAGTCGCGCTTGGGCAGGAGTTCCTGCCTGAACCCAGGGATCCTCGCCTTCACCGCATCGAGCATGCCGTTCACCTCCCTCACCACCGGATCTGCCATGGCCGTGGGCTGCCCGATGATGTTCGGCACCATCGAGGCGGAGAACTGCTGCAGGAACCGCGGCCCGAATCTTGTCGGGTCGCTCGAGGCGTTCACGAAGTTCGTGATCCCCTGCAGGAAGGTCTGGTTCGTCACCGCATTCGCGAAAGCAGTGGCCAGCATCTTCGGGATCTTGTCCTTCTCCTCGTCGTTCAAGTGGTCCCAGATCTTCGCGAGGTCGGTAGCCATCCCGACCAGGGTACCCATCGGCTGGATCCTGGCGTACTCGTACCAGGTGTCGCCGATCTTCCAGCTGTAGGGCTGCTCGACGCCGGCCTTGCCGCGGTTCTTCCCTTGGTCTGGCGATCCGGCGCCGGTGAGCTGCCCCGAGAAAGCCATCGCCATCGTGAGCGACATGATCCCGGAACCGAGTACCACCTCGGCGATAGCGCGGTCACGAGCAACACCGCCCTTCGCGATATCCGCCCTCCACTGAGCAGCGAGCGGCGCGAAGGGACTCATGCGCGCGAGCTCGGTGGTGATGTTGAGCGGCGTCCTGATGAAAGGGATCATCCACTCGAGCGACCAGTCGTGGACGAACTTCTGGAGCGAGCGCATCTTGTCGCCGCCTGGCGCGTTGAATGCCATCCGGGTCGAAGCCTCGTCGCCAATGAACTCCATCTGCGCGGTCGGGTTGTCCATCAACTCCTGCACCCGCACATTGAGTTCCCTACTCGAGAGTCCAAGGCCTTCGCCCAAGGCCTGGCGCATCGCGAGGGTCTTCATCTCGCCGCGCTTGTACATCGTGGTGGTGATCACGTCGCCCGCCGACATCAGGCGGAATGGGAACCGGATCACAGAACCCAGCCGTCCAGGAATCGCTTCACGGTACTGCTCGGTCTTGCCGGTGGTGCCCTCGACCTTGAGCGCGTGGTAGCCGTTGATGAGGCCCTCCTGGATGCCGGCGAGCATCGAGTACACCCGGGCGAAGGGTTCTGCCATCGAGATCCGGTCTTCGGCGCCCATGCCCACGCGCGCACCGCGCGCAGTGCCGATCCCCGCGGCGATCGCATCGACCAGCGGCCTCATGAACTGGAAAGCGCTGGTGCCGACGATGTTCGTGACCGGCGTCTGAGGGCCGGAGAGAAGTCCCGCCTTCCAGACCTCGACCAGCATCTGCCAGGTCGAGGCTTTTTCCATGTCCTTCACGACCTTGAACGAACCCTTCAGGGTTCCGATCTCCTTGTGGAGCTTCGCGATGTCGAGCGTGCTTTTCCCGCTGTATCTCGCGAGGATCTCGTCAAGCTTCGCCTTGAGTAGGGCTTGTTCCTGCTCAGGGGTTCTGGACGACTGGAAGAGTTCCTGGCTGCCGGTGCTGATCGACGCCAGCATCTTCGCGAACGCTTGCTCATCGCCGCCGCTCGCATCTTTCAGGGCGTTCAGGGCGCGCGCAACGCCGGCGCGCTCGCCAAGGAATTCAGCCTGGATGACGCGCATCGTTTCAAGAGACCCAAGATACTGCAGCTGATCAACAACGGTGGCGTCGTGACCTTTCTGCAGGATGACGTCGCGCAGCCGCGCCGCGTTCTGCGCCGCGCCGACGGAGAGCTTCTTCAGGATCCCGAGCTTCACATCCGGGCCAGGCGCTTCCGGATCTCGGTCGGAAAGAAGCCGCAGCGTGTCCGGGCTTCCGCCAAGGATGTCGTTCACATACTTCGCCTGCTGGGCATTCGACTCTGCCCACGACTTCACGCCCTCGGCGCCGCCGCGCTGCTTCTGGATGTTGGCCTGGTCGATCTCGGCCATCTTCTGCATGGTGAGCTGTACCCGCAGTGGGCTGTCGATGTAGGCGTAGTTGATGTGCGAGTCGTTCGGGGCTTCACCAGGTCCCTTCGGGATGCTGTCGGCGTAGGGTTCCATCGAGGCCTGCTCGGCCTTGAATCCTGGAACGATCTTCCGCGCCTCGTTCGCCATCGCCTCCGGAGCGTAGGACCGCGGTACACCCAGTTCCTGAGCGGCCTTGATCTCCTCGTCGGTCGCGAGCATCCGATCAAAGAGCTTCTTCACCTCCGGGCTGATGTTCACGCCGGCGATGTTCTTGATGTCCTTGTAGACCGAGAGGATCCACTCCTTGAACTGCGCGAACATCGCGGCGAGCGCCGGTGTCGGGGCTTCCCCGTCGCCCAGGTAGCGTTCGAAGCTTCGCGCCATCAGTTCGTGCGATGCTGCCGGGATCTCGCCCTCGCCAATCGCGAACTCCTGACGGGCGGTGTCCCACATCTCCTTCACGCGCGCCGGCGCGTCGGGCTTCGCAGCGAAGTACTTCATGTCCTCCAAGAAGTGATGTCCGAGCTCGTGGAGGATCGAGGACTGGTCGGCGGTCTCGAAGGTCGAGATGAGGCGCGCGTTCACCTGGTACGCAGCCCGGTGGATTTCGGCGTTGCGCTGGAATAGCGGCATACCCTCGAGCGCTTTCTCCCGCATCTGCGGGGTGATGTCGAAGCCTTGCTGTCCTGACCTTTTCTGTCCGGCGGCGCGCCGCACAATTTCATCTGCGAATTGTCTAGCCACCTCCCGCGCTCGTGATGCTGGCCCACCAGCAGGGTTATACGAGAGAGCATCATCGATCTCGGCATCAGAAATACGGACATCTCCAATGGCCTCACGAAGTTCTTCAGGAGTGCTCCTGCGGTTCATGTATTCGATGGCGGCCTCTACGATGTCTGGCCGGTAGAGTTTTTCACCTTCTGATTTGCCAAGAACAACTTCCCCTACCTTTCCGCCACCCAGCTTCTTCAGTACATCGTTCGCGATGTTCGGGACGATCCGGTCGTAGAAGTTCGCCATCCCGGTGTCGGAGACCATGATGCTCTCGCCGCTGATCTTCCCCTCTGGGTTCGGGTCGGAAAGGATCTTCTCGGCCATCGCTTTCCCGATCGCGTCGGAGAGCGAGGTCTCCTTCTCGGTGGTGTCGACGACCTTGGTGCGATCTCGGCCCGCTTGCTCGCGGCTCAGTATCTGCAGTTCTCGGCCCTCGGTCGAGGTGAGAGCTCCCTCTGCATCGCGGCGGCGCAGTTCCCGGAGGCGTGAGCTTTCTTCGTAGATTTTCCCCTTGTAGCCGACGATCTGCACGCCCTTGTCGGTTTTCTTCCACTCGATCTCGTCGACTGACTTTCTCAGGGCGCTGGTGTAGCGCTCGGCTTGCTGCGCGCCTGTCGTCCACGCGACACGGTCAAAGCCGTTCTCCGCGGCGTAGCGGATCATGCGCTTCAGCGTGAGCGCCACCCAGGCCTCGGTCTTGCCGACGAAGGGCGCGAGCGGAACCTTGGTGTTGTTGCCGAAACCGGTTTCGTCCCTCAACCAGTCGCGCAGCCATTGTTCGCGTTGCTGCGGCGTTTCTCGAGCCCATCGCTCCGCCTTCGATCCGGAGAAGTACATTCCCGCGCCATCTCCGGTCGTAATTCCAGCCGCGTCTTGCACTCCGCGCACGGCGTCGTCGAGATCATCGATCCGCGACCCGTCGATGATCGATTTCTCTATCTCTGGATAGGCCTGTTCCGCGAACCCTCGTTTCTTCCCCTGCTGCGCCCAGTCGCTCTGGATCTCCTCGATGAATAGAACCCGATGTACGCCGGTATTCTCGACGGTTGCGGTGTATCCGCCAGCTTTCTTCACTTCTGCAAAGTTCTCAGCCTCTAGCTTCGACTTGAAAGTTTTCGATGATGTATTTCCGCGCCCTCCGCCACGCTCTGAAACAGTCACTTTGTATGGACCATCAGCAGGCGCGGTGCGCTCATCGAAGCGAACGTGCGCGAGGATGTTCGGCTCGTTGAAGTGGGAGGAACGAAATTGCGGCGTTGCGCTCTGGCTCGGCACCTCGCCGCCCATCTTGCTCACCAGAAAGTTCTCCGCGTCGCGCAGACTACGGCCGAGATATTCGTCGTTGAACACGACGACATGGTATTGCCCATCAGGCTGCTTGGTCATGTACAAGCCGTGCGGGTAGATCATGACCTGCGTGCCGACTGGGCCAAGATCCTCGGCACCCAAACCTATTTCACGAGCACCGGCTTCCAAAGACATCGTTCTCGGCTCTCCCAGTTCCTCGCGAACGGTAACTTTTGGCGGCAGCGTGAGCAGCAGTTCGCGGTAGCTCCCAGCCTTCGCGCCTGGCAGCGTGTAGGACTCGAATTTGGTCTGACCACCGACCACGCCGCGGTCCTCTGCGGTCAAGGCGTCCTCAAGCTGCATCGCCAAATCCTGGATGGCGGCCGGCGCTCTCTCATCCATGATTGCCTCGTGATCCCAGCTGCGCCCATCGCTGCGGCGCCGAATGCTGTCAAGGTAAAAACCTCCGTCATGTTCATTCTCCTGGAGGTCTGCTTCGTAGCCGCGCGAGGAAATCTTCGCTACCAAGTCGTTGATGATCGCATCCTGCTTGGCGGAATCTTCGCCGCCGAGCGCGGTCTCGGTGACCTTCACGCCGTTCTGCTCGAGGAAGGCGTTCACCTCTTCCTTGGTCACGCGATCACCAGCCTCTTTGCGCGCGTCGAGCCAGTCCTCGATCCCGGACCACTTGATCTCGTCGGCCTTCACGCCCTTCATTCCGCGAATGAGATCCTTCCAGCCCTGCGCCGGGGCTTGGTTCATCTTCGCTTCGGAGATTTGGCGTGCGAGCGCCGAGTACCAGAGCGGCTTGTCCTGGAAGAGGGTTTTATCACCCTCGCCAAAACGAAGATCATTCGCAGCTCCGCCAAGAATGTGACCTAGCCTTTCTTTCCAATCCGGCCCTTGCCAGCGGCCAAGATTGTCGGCAACCTCTTCGATCGCTGCCGTGCGTGCTTGTTCTTCAGAAGAGAATGTGAGACCCCTATCCGCAGTACCGGATCGCGGATAGCTCAACTCCTCGAATCCGTAAGGCTTGAGCGGAGCATTGCCGATGCCCCAGCGCCAGCGCGTCTTGCCGGCCCAGTTCTTCTCGCTGAATGTGGCGATGCGCGGCAACCCAGCGACCGATTGCAGCTTTTCCTGAGAACTCTGGAAAAGGGTCGGCGTATTCGGGATCACCGTGTCCGGGTGGAAGGCGACGAAGTGCGTCTTGCCTCCCAGGTGCTGCGCGTCGACGATGATCCCGTCGTAGCCCTGCTGGCGAAGCTTCTCGGCGTAGGCCTGAGCATCGGCCACATTGTCGAATCCCGGGAGATCCTCGATGCGGATGTACTTCGGGTTCCTCATGTCGAGGAACGCCCGTTCGACCGTGCCGTAGGTCGCTGCTTCGGATTCGGTGTTAGTGAACCAGACCCCGAGTCCGGAACTCGGGTTTCCGCTCGCCTTGCCTAGTGCTTCTGGGCCGAAGTGATCGACGGCGAGGGGTTGCCCCCCGCCGCGGTATACCTCGAGAGGGCCTGCTGCTCCGCGGATGCGAGTTGCGCCAGCCCACCCTTGTTCGGGACGCCCTCCGCCAACAGTTGCTGGAAGCTCTTCGGCTTGGGCAGGGGATCGAATTTCTTCACGACCACCACCATACCCGCCGCTCTTCGTGAAATCAAGGTCTGCCTGGTCCTGCTCAAGAACGCGCTCGGCGCGCGCGGCGGCGCGCGCAATCGATCTCTCCGGACGTTCCCTCACATTCTTGAAGCTGGGGTAGCGCTCCTGGTAGATCTCCTCGGGGAGCACGCCCCACATCCTGGCTTGGGTCTCGACCTGGCGCTGCACCAGCTTCGCGATCGCCTCCGGCGGCTTGTCGTAGAGCGGTGTCTGACCAGCATCGGCGCGGCTCTTCTCGAGCGCCGCCAGCTGGTCCATGACGTCGTTGTAGACCACCTTCGCGCTCGCATCGTGCTCGGCCTCGGTGGGGATCGAGCGCACCTTCGACTCGAGTTCCGCCACCTTCGCCCGCAGATCCGTCTGTTCGGTCTTTTCGGCCGGCGTCAGTTCCGTGCGCGGCAGCGCGTCCAGGCGCTCCACCGCAGCCACCATGCTCTGCAGATCGTCGGTGACGTCGGTTGCGAGTGGGCCGCGGTCTTTCAGGTTCTGGATGAGATCGCGCACCCGCGGGGCCTCGGGGATGACGTTGGCCAACTGCTCCGCCTTCCCGACCAGGTCCATGATCGGCGGCGCGCCGGCGCGCGGTGCTTCCCCTGACGGCACGGCGAGCTCGCCCAAGTTCTTCGGCAGCACGGGTTCCGGATTCGCCAGCCGCTCGGCGTCTGCGAGCAGCTTGTCCATCTTCGCCGGCACCGATGTTCCGCGTGGAACATCGGCTATTTCTCCTGCCAATTTAGGGTCTTGCTGCGCATCTGCCACTTGTTCGGCAGGCGTTTTCCCGGTCTTCGCGAAGATGTCGGCCACCCTCTCCGCGGTGATGTGCGCGCCCTTCAGGCCGCCGATGATGATCGCCGAGTGCCCGATCTCGGCCATGCTGGGCAGCCGCAGGTCGAGGAGGGCGGGAATGGTCGGGAAGGCGAGGATCGTGGCCGCGAGCTCGGCGCTCGAGAGCACACCGGTGGCCAGGCCTTCGGCCGCTTTCTTGCCGGCGACCTGTGTCGGAACCGAGAGGCTTTCCCCGATCATCGGCGCGATCAAGCGCCCCGTGACGCGCCCGGCGGCGCCGATCACCCCCATCGTCGCGGCCGAGGTCGCGGTCTCAGCCATGACCCTCGTGGCGGCTTTCCTGAGCTCGTTCCACCAGTCGGCTTTGTCCCTGATCTCGCCCGACCTGAAGGCCATGATCAGGCTCTCCCGCAGTGCAGCAGGAACGAACCCCATCCCGGCCCCGGATCCGACCAGGCCTCCGACCAGCGTGCCGGCACCTGGTGCCACCGCAGAACCCATCGTGGCGCCAACCCCGCCGAGCGCCACCGCGCCGGCGGTCATCGGGATGATGTCTCCAGCCAACCCGCCGGCCGAGCGCGCCAGGCCCTCCCAGAAGCTTTCGTGCTCCTTCGCCATCAGGTCGGGAAGCTTTTGGCGCCAGAGAAGACCTCCAGAGGATCCTTGAACCCCGGCCTGAAAGCTTTCGCCAATGGTCTGCGCGGCGCGCGGCGGCGCGGCTAGAACGTCGGGTGACTGCTCCTGGACGACCTCAAGGCCGTCGTAGAGGCCTGGTTTCGGCGCGGCGGCGCGCGGCGGCGCGGCGGCGGAGGCAGTACTTGGCGTCCCGGGCGGCGGTGCGTCGACCTGCTCGAGGCCGTCGTAGAGGCTTGTCACGGGCTATTTCCCGATCTCGCGCAGCATTCGGCGCGCGAGGACGAGCTCGGGGCCAGTCAGCTGCCCAGTGCCAATCGCCTGCTCGATGGTCGGGGCGCTGGCCTTCGTGAACTGGCCAGAGCGAAGGAAGCCGCGGAAGGCCATCACGGCCTTGTCGGCATCGCTCGGAGGGGTCACGGCTTCCGCTGCCCTGGTCGTGCCCTGCACCACCGCCTCTCCGGTCTTGCGAGCTGCGCTGACGCCGACATCGACGGTCTTCTCCACTGCGCTGGCGGCGCGTGTGCCGACGTCGCCCCAAGTCGGGAAATTCTCATCGGCCTTTGCTCGAGAGATCTTCGTCACCAGCTGCGGCATGGCGATTTCGGCCGGCGCGGCCGTGATCTTGCCGGTCTCGGTCATGACCTGCGCAACATGGAGCGGAGCTGCAGCGGCCGGCGCGGCTGGCTTCGCTTCGCCTCGAATGTCAGCCGGGATCCTGTAGGTCCTTCCGTCGGCGCCCTTGAAGGTGGTCACCTCCGGCGGGAGCGTTTTCATCCAGGCGTCGAGCTTCTCGCGCGTGTCGATTGTCGCCGGCGGTTCGGCCGGCGCCCGCGCCTGGGAGGCGAGTGGCTGCTGCTGTCCGGAGGCGACCTGGCTCGCCTGGCTCGCGAGGCCCTGCGCCGGCGTGGAGTTCACGTAGGTCTGCAGGAATTTCTGGCTCACCATCGAGTCTGGTGTATCGAGCATGAAGAGGCTGCGCACGTCCTTCTTCGCCGCCACGTACTCGTCCACCTTGCGTCCGACGTCCTCGTTCCAGCGCATGGTCGCCGCGATCTGCCGATCGGGCTGTGCGATGAACATGTTGTTCGTCCTGAAGAATTGCTCGACCTTGGTGTCGGCGAACTTGCGCATCTGCACGGTCGATCTCCCGCCCGGACTCTCCGCGCGATCGATCTCCGCCCTCAGTTCGCGGATCTGCGGGATGCTCAGGCGATCGGCGACCGTGGGGTCGGTGATCTGCTTGTAGAAGTCGATCTTTTGCGGGTCGCCGGGCTCGAGGTGAATCCGGTTCCAGAGCTCGCGGTAATACTTCTCGTCGCCCTGGTCGTTGACGCGCAGGTTGTGCTCCATCAGCCGCTCGAGACCGAGCTTCTGTTGCGGGTCGAGCATGTTCCACGCCCCAAGGAGGGTCGGGTTCTGCTGGATCTGGGAAAAGCTTGTGATGAGGGCTCCAGGAGCTCCCGCGCGGCCCTGGCCGCCGGTCCTCACCATGCCCGGCTGCGCGTCCGGGCCCGCTGGCATCACGCCCGTCACCGCATCGATCAGCGTGCCCTGGGCCTGGCGCTGAATGGCGTTCAGTTGCTGCACATCGGCGGCGAGTTTGCTGTGCACCTCCGCGGTGGTGCGCCTGATGTAGGCCGCTCGATCAGGATTGCCCTGGTCGGTGCCGTAGAGTTCGTTGGCCCTTTTCTCGACCCGCAGCATGATGAGCGGTAACTGGGCCGCCACATCACGCGAGCTCGGCAGGCCGTTCGTGTTCTGCGCGGCTGGATTGCTCGAGGTCTTGCGCAAACCGTCAAGCCTCGCGGTCTCGGTCTCGAGCTCGTGCTGCAGGGTGTATTTCGCGTCCTCGGTCGCGGCGTTCTCGATCGCGCCCTGCAGGAAGGCGATGTTCTGTTGCGCGCGGCCGATATCCCCTCCAGCCTCGGCCGGCGGCACCCGATTTCGATAGTCGTCGATGAAGCTTTGCGCGTCATTCGACGCGATGACGCCAAGGCCTGCTTCCCGGGTCTCGCCCTGCAGCTTCAGCTTTAGCTTCTCGTTGTGGATCTCGCCATTGAATTGGCGAAAGAGCCCATCAGCGAGGGCGGGCTTGTTATAGAGGAGCGTTTCAATCCTCGTTTCCCAGAGCTCATCGCTCACGCTGTCCTTGTAGCCCTTGATCGCGTGCTCGTCGGTGACGCCGTGGCTTTTCAGGAAGGCGTCGGCCTGCTTGAGCAGGCTGTCTTTCGCCTGGGCGAATACGAGCACGCTCACCGGATCGGCCACGATCTGCGACTTCGCCGCAGCCTTCGAGCCGTTCATCACATCTTCCTGGTACCGATGGGTCTCGGTGTCCAGGTGCACCAGCACCTGGTGGTTGGTTGAGAGGTCGGTCGCGTCGGCCCGCTCAGAGAAGCGCATGCGCTGCAGGTCGTTGTCGAGCGCACCAGAGATCTTCTTGCGCGCCGCAGCAAGGTTCTCCTGGGTGGTCTGGATGATGTTGCCGTCGACCGCCGCTCCTGAGCGGAGCTTCAGGACGCCCTTGTCGCCGTTCGTGACGTCAAGAGCGTTCGTCTTGTAGTGGTTCCAGGCGTCCTCGACCTTGGCGTTGTCCAGGCGCTCCTGCTCGATCTGGTGGGCGCGGTAGAGCTCGTCCGATGCGACACCGATCTGGTTTCCAAGGACTTCGAGACCCTTTGCCGCGGCGCCGGTCGGGCCGCCGGATGGGAACTGGACGACCTGCCCGGAAGGCTTGGCGATCGGGAGCTCGGTTGCGCTGGGGTCGGTGATCTTGGCCATTTATCTCACCTACTGCTCAGAGAGCGGTCCAGAGAGGAGTTGCGGATCACCTTGGGATGCATCGCCGCCGCGCGGGCCGCCGCCGCCGTAGCGCGCGTAGAGGCTGCCGAAGCCCTTCGCGGCCGCGCCAGCAGCGGCGAGGCTGTAGCCCATCTGGGCGTCGGCCCCGACCTCGACCGCCTGGGCACCGCCGGTGCGCGAGGCGATCGACTGCATGCGCAGCGTGCGCGCGCGGTCCTCGCCCTCGTAGAGGTCCACGTTCTTCCGGTAGGCAGTGATGCCGGCGTTCGTGGCGACGAGGTGCATGATCGTCGGGTCCATCGCCCCGCCACCGCTCGCCGCGGCGAGGGCGATGATCCGCGACTCGGCGAGACGCCCCAGCCTTTCATCTTCGAGGGCTTTCCTCTGGCCCGTTGCGATCGAAAGGTTCGCCTGCTGGTCGGTCTGCCAGGCGGAGAGGTCTGCGGCGGCTTTCTGCCGCTTGCCTTGGGCGACCGCGGCTCGCCCCATGTCCAGGTTCGCGACGAACTGGAAAAGCGAGGCGAGGGAAGTCCCGACCGTCGAGACCGTTCCCGTATTGCTGGTTGTCAGGGTGTCGGCATCACTCATGGTGCTCGAGTTCCGCTAGTGCTGCGAGTACGGTGCAGGGCCTCGGCGCTTTCGCGAGGAGGCAGAGCCTCGCGTCGGTCGACCATTCGCCCGGGAATGCCATTGTCTCCTCGGTGTAGTCCTGGCGCACGGCATCTGGGTCGACAGGACCGGAGGCGGTGACCATCGGCAGGTCGCGCATGTTCGCCTCGACGAGATCGTGGCCGTATTTCAGGCCCTTCGCGTGCACGTCGGCGAGGATGAGACCCAGACCGCGGATCTGCTGCTGGTCGGTCAGCATGCCCTGCGGGTTCTCCATCAGCTCGACCAGCTTCGCCGACTTCCACGATGCGCTGTAGGGTAGGCCAATCACGACGTTCGCCGCGGCGTTGGCAAGCGTGACGTTGCCCGCGCCGTCGACGGTGTAGAGCTGGCTTCCGTCGGCTTGGGTGCCGACGTCTTTCCCGTCGGCCCAGACAGTGACGTTTTCGCCGATGAGATGGCCGGCCGCGATCACATTCTGCGGCACCCCGCTGTAAGCGATGAAACTATCGCCCAGCATGCAGAGCTGCTGGTCTCCCCGAGCCTCGGATTCGAAGGCCCAGGTCTCGAGGTAGCGCTTCGTCGCGCCGTTGATCGTGCGTTTCACGCTGTAGTAGACGAAGTCCTCCTCGTCGCCGGCGTCGCCTGGCAGCACCACCGCATCCTCGACCAAGCCATCGGTCTCGATCTCGAGCCAGCAGAGGACCTGCTCTAGCGGGTCGAAGATAAGCACCGCCACGGTGCCATCCGAGCGCACGAAGTGAACCCGGGTGTCGGGCTGGCGCTGGACGGCCATTCGGACGATTCCCGGTTCACCGATCTCGGGGATGAGCGCCGAGAGGTGCGTGCTCTCGTAGTCGATGTAGGACTGGCCGAAGGCGAGCTCGTAGACCCGTACCCCGCCGCGCTGAATGTAGATGCCGCGCTGGTCGATCTTCACCGCCTGGACGGGCGAGGATCCCTGGGTGCTCGCGGCCTTGATGTTGAAGTTGGTGGGGGTGAGCGGCTCGTCCAGGCTCGAGGATCTCACCGAAAATTCCGACATCTGCGCGCCGAGGATGAGGCGCTGCAGCGAGAGCATCCAGTTGATGTTGTCGACCGGACCCGAGCCGATACTCCTGTCCATAGGCGCCGAATCGCCGATCGTTTCCGGGTCGAAGCTGTCGAAGGCGTCCGAGACCGAGAGCTGCACGCTGTCGCGGCCAGCCCAGCCCAGGCGTCCCTCGTGGAATCCGACCGCGGTCGGGTAACCGCGCCGATCAGACCACTTGCCTTCCGCCCAGTTGAGCACCGGCGCCGTTCCGCCGAAGTCGGTGATGATCTCGATGTCGACGTTCACGCTCGATGTGAAGGCTGTCACCCGGCAAACCCCGGTGATGGACCCCACGGTGTAGTCGAGCGTGCAGCTGTGGGTTCCTCCGGTGTAATCCCCGAGCTTGCAGCCGATTCGGTACCAGGCGATCTGGTTGTCGAGGCCGTCGTTGAAGGTCGTGGTGGTGTCGGCGCCATAGCTCGCCACATCGGTCCACGGGCCGGTCGGGCCGACGAGGGAGCGCTGCAGCGTGATCGTGGCGGCTCCCGGAGGGGCGGTGGCAATCGAGAGCGAGAAGATGCGCTGCGAGGTCACGCCCTCCACCCGGATGGGGCCCGAGAATTGGTTGGCGGCCGTCACCGACACGTTGACCGATTGGCCATCGGAGCTCAGGCGGAAAAGCGATCCCACATTCGTGCTCTTGAAGTACGCCGCGCTCGCGATCAGCTGGCTGTTTCCCGAAAGGGCACCTGGGGTCATGGTGATAGGGCCGATGTTCTCCGTGATGTAGGGCCCGTCGTTCGTGTAGTAGCGCACCACCGACCAGGAGCGCGCCGAGCGGCGCTCGATCCTGCGCTGCTGGTAGCCGTCGGTCGCGATGAAGATCACGTCGGCTGAGGCGTCGTGGCGGATGTTGTCCAGGTCGGCTTCGAGCCACGGGGCCGAGATCATCATCACGCCAGCCGCTTCGATCTGGCAGGAGTCGACGAGCGTGATCCTTTCGAGCCTGGAGAAAAAGCGGATCCAGACCGGCCCGGCGACGGGCGTGAAGGCGAGCGAATGGACTCCGGTCGCGAGCTCGGTTTCGCTGATGAGGTCATCCAGGCCCACCGCCGTTCCCACCCTCAGCATGAGCGGCCCGCGCTGGATGATGATGTGCAGCGCGTGCTCGACGTTCGAATCCGCCGCGGCGACGTTGATCTGCTGGTCGCGGATGGCTGCCGCGCTCCCGTTCCCGGTGAGGCCCATGTAGCCACCGGCGACCCAGGCCGAGGTCGCTCCGGCCTCGTCGTTGTCGGTCCAGTTGGAGAGGTCCACATCGAAGTTGCCATTGGCAACCACGGTGCTCACTGCTGGTCTCGCGACCAGCACGTCGCGGATCCACACCCTCATGGTCTGGTCGGTGAGCTCGATCAGCGCCTTGTCTGCGACCGAGAATACGAAGCCGATGTGCTTCGCCTTGTTGTCGTTCTGGCTGTCGCCCAGGAATTCCGTCCCTGGCCTGAGCATCATGCTACCCAGCGTTCGGCTCACCCAGTTGGTCTGGATCTCGGCCGCCATGGCGAGGCGCTTGATATCGGCGCGCGCGAGGCCCAGGCGCGACACGAGGCCTCGGTTGAAGGCGAGCTTGGCGACCCGGGTTTTCACCCGGCTATCCGATCAGCTGGTTCTGGTTGCCGCCGTCGAAGGTTCCGAGGAGCCGGCGACCGCCGAGCCTTGCCCTTGCCCAGGTGCCGCGGGTGGGGAAGGTCGTGGGCTGCGTCATCGCCGTGCGGTTCTTCGCCGTGATCAAGGCCTTGGCGAGCACCTTCTCGACGTCGGCGACGCGGTCCATCCCGCCTGGCAGCTTGCGGATGATCTTCTCGGCCATGAAGGCCTTCACGTACTCGACGAAGCTTTGCGGCCAGCGGGAAAGGTCGCCTCCGTAGACCGGGTCATCGGAGACGTACTTCACGAAGATCTGGTCCAGGTCGGTGAACCAATAGCCGCGCTCGTCGGCGTAGGCGGTGAGCGGCGAGAGCATGCGCTCGTCCTGGAACACCCCGCTCGTGAGCACCCAGTCGGTGGGCTTCGTGAAGGCCCGGTTGAATCCCCAGTCGGGCTGGATGGATGGCTCGTAGTCCAGGCGCGCCGAGCGCATGGCGAAGTGCCACTGGGCGCCCTCGAGCACCGCGCGCGGGAAGCCGTCGTTCCAGACGAGATCGAGCAGGAACCTCGGTTCGCGGAGCTCGGTGAGCCCGTTCGCGAGGTCGAGCTGGCGCTCGCTGCAGATGAGAAGCGCCCCGTTGTAGATCCGGAGGCGGTCAGCCATCCGGGCCTCCGGTTAGGAGCTCGCTGTGGCTACGGGCGCCACAGGGATCGAAGCCCCGCTCGTTTCCTTCCTTGCGTAGGCGTCGAGCCAGGTCTGCGCCGCGTCCTTCTGCTCGAGGTCCTGCACGAGCACGGCGGAATCGATCTTGCGAACGACGGACCACTTGTGGGGCCCGCGGTGCACGATCTTGTGGGCCTCGTAAACCACCTTCATCTTCTCCAGGGACTCGGCCTGGCTCTCGGACACGTCGGAGGTCGAAAGCCGGTGGACCGAGAGCGGATGCAGACGCGCCCAGGTCCTCGAGCAGTCGGTGACGAGGTAGTAGCCCACCCAGGTGCCGTCCACGCAGCGCGCGCGGATCTCGTTCATCGGTTGGAACTTGACGGCGTGGTGGGCCCAGAAGGCTGGCTTCAGGACGTCCTCGGGGGAGACCCCCTGCGGGACAACGGCGTCGAAGCGGTTGCTGACCTGGTCCAGGAGCTCGAGCGCGTCGGGTGCGAGCTGCAGGAGCTGTTGCTGCACGACCGGCGCGGCCGGGTCGTACTTCGGGTTCATCACCAGCGGTTGGTTCATGTGCTTCTCCTCTCCTCGTTGACGGGGTGCTGCCGGCGGGACCCCGCGAGGGGTCCCGCCTTGCTGCGGATTACGCAGAACGGAGCTGGCCGCCCGAGGACGCGATGTTCGCGCCGTTGGTCGTCACCGCGCCGATCACGCCGATGTAGGCGCTGACCGAACTTCCGGTCGTGAACGTGCCCATGATCATGTCGCCCTGGCGCATGCCGATGTAGAACGCATCGACGAACCAGTTCGCGGTCACGAGATCCGTGCTCGAGTCGGTGGTGTTGTAGAGCCAGACGTTCTGGCCGCCGACCGAGCTCGGGAGCACCGAGGTCGAGCGCAGGCCCCACATCCCCGCGGTGATGCAGCGGGGCGGGTTGGCGTCGGTTGCGAGGCTGGTGGTTCCTTTGTAGGCCATGGTGGCCCTCCTTGATTTTCAGCCCGGATGTCGGCCCCGATGTTCCGGGGCCAACTAGCAGGCCCGTGGCCTTTTAGCCGTAGATCGTGCCGTCCGTGGTGAACACGACGATGCCCGCGTTCTGTAGCAAGAGCGCCTGCATGTAACAGGTCGTGCGAGCGTAGGTGTAGGCCTGCTCGTCGTTGTAGCCCACCGCGGTCTCGATGAAGCCCGAATTCGCCGCGTGACCCAGAGCGGTCTTGTGGTAGAGGAACGACTTCTCGGACGCCGTCGCCTTCCCAGGAAGGTTCGGGTGCTCGATGATCAGGCAGTTCCTCCAGCGGTACGCCATCGGCTTGTCGCGCCAGGTCGGGCTGTTCGCCTCCGACCCGCTGAACGACTGGGTGTCGACGTAGTCGGCGTTGGAGAACTCCGGCGCCTGCTCGAGGAACGCCAGCACCGAGGGCTGGCACGCGAACGTCACGTTCGAGTCCCATGGCACGCTCGCGTTGGAGAGCTTCACGCGGCCGTTCTGGAAGAGGCTCACGGTGGGCACCGCGCCGGCGGCGCCGATCGCCACGGTTCCGGTGTTCAGGATCGTGATGATCTGGTCGTCGATCTTGCGATTCATCACCATCATGCTCGTCTGCTGCATGATCTGGCGCTGGTTGCCCTGGCTCGCGAAGATGTTGAAGCCAGTCTTGCGCACGAGGTCATGCCACTCCGAGAGGATGACGGTGTTCTGCGCCAGGTTGTCGTTGCGCGCCGGGATGAGCCCGTTCGCGCCGCGCGTCTTGGCGATGTCACCCCCGGAGCCTGCCACGAGGAACACGGCCTGCTGACCCTTGATCACCGCCTCGGTGGTCACGGTCTCGCGAAGCAGCGTCTGCTTCGCTTCGAAGGCCGCGATGAACTCATCGCGGTACTGCGTCTGGTAGGCGGTGTCCAGCATCGATGCGACGCTCGAGAGGCCGGCGCCGCCGAAGGGCGCGAGCAGCCAGCGCGCGATCGGGCCGAAGATCGACCAGACGGCGCGTTCGACCGGGGATGCGGTCAGACCGTAGAGCGGAGAATACGTCGGGGTGAAGGGGGCCTTGATGGCCTCCGTTGCGCTGGCAACCAGCGCGCCGGCCGCGAGGGCCAGTCCTACGATTGCGCCTTTCAGCTTGCCCATGATGGGCTCCTTTCGCGAAGTCGAGTTGTCGACCTGGCTCGGGTTGCCCATCTCGTCCCTTGGCAGGGTTACCCTTTCGGGGCCTGCTGCCGGGGGACGGGGCCGCGCTTCGGCTCTTAGCTACAAGAGCGTCTTATACACCGCGCGAAACTGCAGCGCAAATTGGGGTTGCGGGGAGTGGATTCGAACCACTGACCTTCTGCCAATGAAGCAGACGAGCTGCCAGCTGCTCTACCCCGCTGCCGAACCTATGCCGCTTGCTTGGCCCCAGCCTTCGCCCTCAGCTTTTCGTCGGCTTCGATCAGGTCGCGGTAGCGAGCCTGGTTCGCCTCCGCCTTCGGGCCTTTCCAGTATTCGCTGTTCGGGTCCTTCATCATCTTCTTCAGCCCGGCGAGCTCTGCCTCGAGGTTCGCGCCGGCGCCCTGATGCACGCCCGGAAGGACAGTGGACGCCGGGTTGATCTCGCGCTCCATCTGCACGAGCCATTGGTGGGCTTCGGGTGAGGCGTTGATCTTGGTGTGGTCGGCGAGGTATCCGTTCAGGAACCGATCCCGGAAGCCTGCCGGCGCGCGCGCGAGTAGCGCCTCCTCCATCGCCTTGTTCGTGCGGTAGTCGGCACCCCAGGCGAGCCGCAGCGCGTCCTCGCACTTCCCCTCCGCGACTTTCTCTGCCGCGGTCAGGGTCTCGGCCTGGCGATCGACCTCGGCGTAGAAGGCACCGATGGCGCCGTCGACCTGGGCCTGCGTGTAGTTCGAGGCGTGGGCGCTCGTGAGGAAGCTCTTGAGAAATGCGTCATCTTCCTTCGGCGGCTGCCGGCCGGCAGGCATGTTGACCTTGTAGTCCTCGGCCTTCAGCGGGATCCCGGATTCCGCGCGCCAGCGCGCGGTCTCATCTGCGGTTGCGTCCTTTCGTAGCTGGGGCTTGAACTCACCGGAGGCGATCTTGTTCTCGAGCTCGCGGTAGGACTTGTAGATCCCGCCCGGGTCGGTGAAGCGCTCGAGCCGCTTCAGCTCGGCCGCGTCCACCCCTCCGGTCGAAAGCGTGCCGGCGATCTGACTCCTCCAGCCGTCGTTCCAGGAGAAGGCTCCGGCACCGGAGCTCGCGCCGCCCCCGGTACTTTGTACCCCCCCACCACTGCTGCCGCTTACGTTCGTTCCAGGTCCAGCTGCGGTGCTCATTTCTCCTCCTTCTTCAGTAGTCCGATTTTGATCTTCAGAAGCTTCACGAGCTGCTGGCCGACGAATTGTCGCCCAAGTGCAAAGGTCGTGTTGCGCTCGCCATCCCGATCACCGGGCCGATAGGCGAGGTCGTAGGTCGCGCAGGCGATGTTGATGATCCACTCCATGGCCTGACGCTGCTGTTGCGCAGTGGCAGTTCCGTTGGTGACCGCGCGCACCGCGAGCGCGATGTGATCTTCGAAGGGCGGCGGCAGCCATGGCGCGTGGTCGTCGATCGCCTGGCGCTGGCTCTTGGTCTTGACAGCCATGCGTTACGGGGCGACCGGCGCTGGTGCGCCAGCCTGGACCATGTCCTTCTTCGCCGCACCCAGGGTCTGGGCGACGTTCGCGCCCTTCTGCATGGTATCGAGCATCTGCTGGCTCTGGGCCTGGTCTGCGACCGCGGCCTTGTCGGCTTGGACCTCGGACTCGGTCCTGAGCCACAGATCCGGGACGCGGATTCCTTGCGCGACGTCGCGCAGGATCGCCACGGCGTCTGGGACATGCGCAACGCTCGGGTCGAGCTGTACGGCCTGCGCGACGATCTGTCCGAACTCCAGGAACTTCGTGCCCTTCTGGGCCTCGATCGCGTCGTGCAGCGGGCTCTCGAAGCGGAAGTCGATGTCGGCGTTGCGCAGCGACCTCGGGATCTGGTCCATCGGCCCGAATCCGCCGTTGCGGTAGAGGATCTCGAAGGTCTCCTCGCAAAGACCTCCGTTGTAGTCCATCTCCATGGGCTCGAAGAGGGGCAGGGCGCCGCGGATGTATTCCTGCACGATCTGCCCGGCCTGGAAGGCGGTCATCGTCGGGTCGGTGGTCGGGTTGAAGGCGCGGAGCTTGTTCAGGAAGAAGCATTGCGAGAGCACCGCGCGCGAATCCTTCACCATCTCGAGGGAGATCGGCAGGCCCTTCACATCGATGTTCATCGCCCGCAGGGCCTCGCCCAGGCGCTCATCGTATTCGGCATCGACCCAGGTCACCCCGCCAGGGAACTGCTGCATGTCGCTCTTGACGACGTCCTTCGTGGCGATGAGGGGCGGGTTGACGGCCTTCTCGCCGGCCTCCAGCACTGTTAGCACCATCGCCTGCAGGAGGCGCCCCTCGGGCAGCGCCGCGACCGTCGCCGGGCTCGAGCCGTACTGCGTCCCGGAGACCACCGACCACCTGGGGATGATGTAGATCTTGCCCCAGATGGCCGTTTCCTCGACCACTCGGTCGGTGCTTGCATCGTAGAAGATCGAGACCCTGGGTTTGCCTCGCGCATCGCCGTCCCAGATCTCCGCCTCGCACACGATGTGCAGCATGTCGATCTCGGCGAATGGCTCTTTCGTAAGCCTTGCCCGCACCTTCGGGTCGATGTTTCCCTTCGGGAAATACGCGATCAGATCGACGATCGCCATCTTGAATCGGCGTGCGACGAAGTCGACCTTCCCGTCCTGGTTCTGTCGCCACACGACGTCCTTCAGGTGCCAGCAGCGATAGAGGAGGTGCTGGCGGTAGCGGCTGAGTTCCACCGAAATGACGGTCTGGCCGAATGTCGCGTAGTCGTGGTCGGCTTCCTTGGTGGTCCTGGTGAAGAGCGAATCTCGGTCGTACATCGCCCGGCGCTGCACACCCTCGCCCCACTCGAGCCAGCGCCTGGACTCCGCATCGGCCTGCAGGCGAACGTCGCGCGGCACCATGTGGAACCATGGCTTGTTGGTCGGGCGCAGCATGACGCCGATCTGGTCGCCCAGGTCGCGCCTGCAGAGGATGGGATAGCTGGTGGTGAGGTTCGTCGCGAAGTCGTAGCCCAGCCAGCGATGGACGGTGAAGTCTGCCCGCTCGGGGTAGAACTGCTCGGCGATCTCCTGCTGCAAGGAACGCAGCGTGAGCGCCTTGGAGAAAAGGTTGTCGGCGAGCTCGCGAAGTTGCTTCGGCTTCATGCGCCCAGCTGGTCGCCGCTATCGGGCGCGAAGGTCGCCGGCCTGCCGCGGCGCCGGTTGTTGCTCGCGATGGCGCCGGTGATGCTCGTCGGTCCTACAGCTCCGAGCGGTGCCGCCGTCACTGGCGATCGCGCTGCGGTCGGACCCGTATTGTCCAGCGCCGTGATCGGCTGCTGCGACTGAAGATGAAGGAGGCTCAGGGCGAGGTCGGTGTTGCTCACCCGCTGCGTCGATTGCCATGCGGCGAGATCTCTCGTGTATTGCTGGATTCCAGCCTGCTGGCCGCTGAATCCGCCGCCGCCGCCAGGAGGGAGTGGCTTCCCTGTAACGGGGTCTTTTTTGGCCAGGTATCCGCTCTGGCCGAAGATGGGGTTGTTGTTGGTCGACGTCTGCTGCATTTATGCCCCCAGCGCGTCGGTAGGATCGGAGAGAACCGTGCTCGCGCGGCCGCGGCGCGCCATCTGGCTCACGATCGAGCGCCGTTTCGCGGCGTCGGTCTGGGCGCTGTCGGCGACTGGCATTGGTTCGGACTGCAGCTTGAGGAGGGCCTCTTGCTGTTTTCGGGCCTCGTCCCTGGCGGTGTTGGTGGCGTAGCGCGATTGGTCGGCGCTTGATACCGCACCAGCCGCGGCCACTGCAGCTCCCACCCAAGCTGCTCCGGAAATGCCCATGCTTTTCGGCTCCTAATCCAGTCGCTTGGCGTAGAGCTGGTCGACGAGCTCGTACCCAAGTTTCACGAGCAGCTCCCCCACCCTGTTCGTGAGCTTCGCGTGATGATAGACCACTTGAACTCCGAGTGCTTTCAGGCGGGCCTCGGCAAAGCGGATGAGCCTGATCCCGGTGGTGCCCACCCTCCTCTCTGGCACGACGAACAGGACGTCCTGGATGGCCTGCAGGGAGTGCCGATAGTGCATGCCTGGTCTCACGAAAAACACGGCATACCCCACGAGCTCGCCGTTGTGCCTGGCGGTGTAGCACCTGAGGACGCCGGCGCGCTCCATCTCCTCGTAGGTCACCTGGTCTGGCGCGAGGGCGATGTCCTTGTAGTGCGCGATCTCATCGAAGTGCCGCTCGAGGAGCGGCATCGATTCGTCCCAGAGGGCACTGACCCGCTCCTCCTGGAAGTACGTCCCGCGCCGTGCGCGGTAGGCCGGCGCCATGTAGTCGATGATGAGGTGGATCCGGTCGATGTCACCGTCGTTCTCTACCGAATGCTCGAGCTTGTGGTTGAACCAGAAGGCCTCCCCTGGCTGCGGCCGGTGGGTCTCTGCCCCGCACCGGAAGAGGCACGTTCCCTGGAGCACGATGTGGAAGCGGTCGAAGTAGTCGGCGTAGAGGCCTTCGTCGATGTGCGGCGTGATCTTCCCGCCCGGGGGCAGGCCGGCGATCAGAGCCCTTCCGCATTCCCCTATCGGCCCATCGAGAGCGTGCAAAAGTCCCGAGGTCGGTGCGGTGAACTCGGGCAGGAACGGTCTAGCCTCCGGCGTGAACACCACCTCACAGCGGTCGAAGGAAACGAGCGCCGGATCCTCGCCCTCGGCGATCGGACACCAGCGAAGAATGATCGATGAGGCCTGCGCATGCGCGGATCCCGGGTAGGTCTCGCGTATGCCTTTCTTCCAGCACTCTGGGGAGAGCCTTTCAAGGCGTTCAAGCAACGGGACGATATCAAGGTCATGTGCCACCGTGTGGAAGGAGTGGTTCACCGGCGCGTCCTTCGCGCGGCAGAATGCCCCAGCACCACCTTTGGCATCGCCGGCCGCAAGCCCACGCCGTGCTCGCTGTGCGCGTCGGCGATCCACTCAAGCGCGTGGGTGATCATCCTCGCCCCGCCCCACCAGGCCATGACCACGGCATCGGCCTCGTTCGGGCTCCAGCCCAGGCGCTCGACCACGCCCTTCTTTCCGTCCTCGTTCTTGGACTTCGCCTCGATCGAGATCGTGTCGCCGTTGGTCTCGTAGCTCGGGGCGCACAGGCCGGCCATTAGGCGCTTGTCGGGGGGCAGCTCGACCGAGGATCCGCCTGGCTGGTCTGGATCCAGCGCCTCGCGCATGCCCCAGTAGGCGGCGCTGCGGATGTTGCTGAACTTGTGCTTTTTCGTGTTGGTGCGCTTCGTGGTGCCGGCCGCGCCCTTGTATCCCATGCACTCGATCCGGTTCGTGACCTTCAGGTGCTCGTACACGCCGTTGCCGTAGCCTCCGCCCAGGTCGATGACTGGCAGGGCCTCGTCCCTGCGCTCGCGGATCACCAGGCCCGCGGCGTGGCTTCCCAGGCGGTCTTTGGGCAGGTCCTTCCCCGGGATCTTGATGAGCGGCGCGAACCACGAGTCGTGCCGCGGCGCCATGACCATGTCGTCCTCCCCGCCACCGCTTGGGTCGACGCCGATCGAGCACATCGGGATGGGCTGGCCCTCGAGCTCGGGGGGCATGATCTTGCCGGCGTTCTTCTCCACGCGCTCAGTCCAGCGCTTCTGGGCAGCGCGCACCCAGGAGCTCGGGATCACCTGGTAGGCACCATCTTGGAGCCCGGCCTTGAAGTCGCCCTTGAGGAGCTGGCTTCGCAGCGGCTCTGGGAGGTTCTGCAGCTGCGCACGGTACTCGGCGGTGTTGCGGTAGGGGTTGTCTTCCAGGCTCGCAGGGATGAAGGTGTAGCTGCGCGCGGTGTACTTCTCGCCGTTGAACTCGTATTCGCCAGGCCCTGCGACCCAATGCATCTCGCCGGGCTGATCTCTGAGGTTTTTCCCGATGTAGACCGCCCACCTGAGCTTCCCCTGTTCAACTGGGAAAAGAGGGTGAGACTCGTCGAGCCACGGGCCGAACCAATCGAGGATCCAATACCCATCAGCGGTGCGCGGCGGGTTGGATGCCAGCACGATCCGCGTTCTCTTCCCTGGCTTCGCGCGCAGCCACGCGAACATCGACGCGACCTGCATCTCGAGGAATTCACCGGCTTCGTCGTAGCCGATGAAATCTCGCTCACGACCCGCGTGGTCCATCCATGAATCAGGCTCGCGCATGCCGGCGAGCTTGAGGGTTCTGTCGCCTCCGAGGGACCACTCATGGTCCTGGCCGTTCCACCCCTGACCTTGGGTGATCTTCTTTCCATCGGCCTCGAGGCCGTCGGTCTGGGTCAACTCCCGCCTGAAGATGATCCCGGCGTCTGCCTCGTTGAAACCCCATCCCAGTTCCAGCTGCGACTTCCCGCCGCCGGCCTGGCCGCCGTAGAGCAGGATGTCGGCCTTGCTGTTGTAGGCGCTGGTCTGGGGTCCCTCGTTCGGCACCCAGCGCATATGCTGCGTCGTTTCGTAGACCCCGCGAACGATCTTCCGGCGCTCAGGCACAGGTCTCTTCAAGACCTTGGCGATGAGCTCATCTGCAGCGCTCATGGAGCGCTAGTCTAGCGCCGGCGCTTCGCCTGGGTTTTGCTCTTCTTCGGCGGCGGTTGGCGCGGGTTGCGTTCCGGCGCTGGGGGTTGTCTCGGAACCTCCGGCGCGGTCATGGCCTCGATCACTGCCTGCGGCACCTGGGCAGGATCGGCGCCCAGCGCCATGCGCTCGATCGGTCTGCCGTCGAAGGTCGTGATGCCGCTCCCCAAGCCCGTGCCTTCTGCCTGGCGCAGGATCATCCCGGCTGGCATGCCGTAGGGGCTGCACCAGGTCGCGACGAAGTGGTTGAGGGCATGCTGCTCGCCCTGCAGGCCGGCGACTTGCTGCTGCGCATCGGCAATCTGCTTGCTCGCTTCCTGGGCGCGCGCGTTCAGCTCCTTCGCGCGACTGGTGAGCTTGATGTAGTTGTGGTCCCACTCGCTGATGCCGTACACGGGCATCGGGCGCATGAGGTCACTCTCGGGGGGAAGGTAGACGCCGATCCCGCGGCGCATCGCTTCCAGCACCAGGTTCTGGCAGCCAGGGCGCTGGTAGGCGTACTCCTCGCCGGCCGCCATGTCGACGCCCCAGAGGCCGATGACGTCGTCCTCGTCGGTCTTGTCGTACTCCTCGGAGTCGATCGGCCCGCCGGCCAGTTCGGCCTCGAGCGGCTGTCCGGCGGCTTTGCGCTTGCGGTTCCTGCGCACGGTCTCGATGGTGTTGATCGCGAGGGCCTGCATGAGGCCCAGGCTCGAGGTGAGGTTGTAGCTGGAGAATTCGGCCTCGATCTGGTCGATCGGGTAGACGACGTGGTTGGGGATCTCCGGGATGCGGCCGCCGGTGTAGACCGGCCCCTTGAAGTCGCGCAGGAACTGGCAGTAGGCCGGCGTGAACCAGGG